GTCTCTATAAAAATAATTTTATTATTCATTAAACTACTTTATTTCTAAAAGTATATATCTCTTTACCTGTTTTGTAAATATCTTCTGATATTGTTATCTCATCAATAGTATCAAGTAATATCTCATCTCTTAGCGAATATAAAAGGTTATCAAAATATATAGAGTAGTAAAGCACTTTTTCATGCTCTTTTTTAAACTTTTCTATATTACTGCTCTTTACTCTATCTTCTGCGATTTTAGATACTTCTAAATTTAGACTATAAAGTTCTGATAACTCTTTTTGAATATCTTTATTTTGAATATCTTTTATATCAATTAATGCGATACGATATAAAAGATTTTTAGTCTCTTTTGTTAAACCTGTAACTATATGTTTTAGTTTAGTAAATTCTTCATTATTTTGTTTAATCTCAGATAAACCATTTTTCATATCATGAGTAACAGTTTTTTCTATATGTTGAGAGTTATTTAGGTTTGTGCTTAGATATTCTTGTAAAATTTTATCATCAATATTGTGATTTGCTATCGTAGCAAGAATTGAACTAATCATCTAATCTTCCCTTTCAATTTTATATATAAGAGCTCTCTCTTTATTTGCGAAGTGGAATTATAGCCTAAAATGTTAACTTTTCAAAAACAAACCAATTCATCCACCTCAACAACCTCCTCCTTAACCTCACTAACAAACTCTTTGAACTCATCATCTTTAGCATATCGTCCTACTCTAAAGGCTATTGCTATACTCTTTGTTAAGTCGTTTTTCTCTTTGTATATAGATTCTAATGATGTTTTGAAAAAGCTTATGCCGTATTCTAAAACTCTTGTGTGGTTATGAGAGATTAGAAGAGCTATAAGCTCCTCTACTTTCCCCCATCTTCACCTTTGTTATCTTGTGAAAAATGTATCTCATTGAGTTTATAAAACTCATTTAAAATATGGTTAAATGCTTCTATGCTTAGGTTATCTACTTGTTCATCACTTAGATTAGTGTGAAGTTGTAGCACCTTTTTAGTGTCTTGCTTAGTCTCTTCATCTAAAAGTAGGTAGTTTACACCCACCTCTTTAACTAAAACCTCTTGACCATCAAACTTTAATGATTTAGTTTTTACAAATAGATTCATCTACTAACCTAGCATTACAGTTTCTACGAACTGCTTCCCCTCTTCTCTAGTGCTATCTTTTAACACTTTACCATCAAAGGCAACAGTTGTATATTTTTCAAGTGATTTAACATTATAATCACCATTTAAAGACAATCTAACTTTATGTATAGTTGTTTGCTTAGGCTGTCCGTTTTTAGGTGCTGAGATAAATCTAAGACTAAACTCTCTACTTGTTTCATTTAATGAAGATATAATTGTAATAGATGTAGCAGCATAATCATAAGATACTTTTAAATCTTTACCATCTAAAGCTCCACCTTTAGTAATCTCTAAAAGTCCAAAATCTTTTTTAACACTAAAATCAACATCTTCAACATACTCATTGTCATCACTATCTTTAACTATGATACTACTAACTTTTTTATATGCTAACTCGTAAATGCTTCCACCAATTACACCTGCTACAGCTTCATCTGTTACACTTCCAGCACTTTGAGTAGTAGTCTCTGTTTTACCACCAAAAACAAGTGCTAAAGTCTCTTTGTTTAAGTCATCCGTTGAGAAATTAACAGTAGCACTTACCTCTTTTACAACTTCCATATCTGTAACAAGTGTATCACCCTCTGAGTTTTTATGCTCTAGTCTATCTGTTTTAAAAGATAGTTTAAACTCATTTGTTTGACCAAAATATCTAAAGTTGTTTTCATTAGAGAGCTTAACTAAAAGCTCTCCACCTTGTAAATTGTAGTTTTTTGTAAAGTCTCTATTTACTGCCATCTTTTTTTCCTTTAATTTATTTTATAAATTTAAGGGAACCTTTTTATCCCCATTTATCACGGTATCGGAACTCGTCCCGACACCTACGCTAACACTTGGTTTCCTTTGGCAGGAAGCCCACGCACTTTGTGCTTTTATTTTAACTCCTAGTTTGTAATAATCGCAACAAATTTTTGTTGTTTAGGTTTAAACTTCATTGTCCAGTTATCTTTGTTTGCTAAGTCAGCATATTTTGGTGACATAGTAGACTTATTGTAACTCCAACCAATAGGGTGAAGGCATAAACCTCTTCTAGTTGCAATAGTAGTACGACCAGCACCATTACCTATAAGAGCATTTCTAACAAGTTCTACAACTGGCATATCTTTGCCTAAATCTTTATCACCATAAGCAATTAAACCATTTTGAGCAATAAGAGTTGTGTATTTTTTCTTATTTTCACCTTGTTCTACTGGCATAGCATCATTTACTATAATTCTATAACCACCATACATCTCAATTTTTTGTAGTGAACCATCATTTGGTAAAACAGAATCTATAAGTTTTTGTTTTTTTAAGTCTGAGTAAACCTTAGAGTGCATAAACATAAAACCAAATTTGTCCTGATTATCACCTTGCTTTGCTACACCATCAATTATAATAGACGGTTCTAAAGTTACATCATCACCATCACTAGAATCATCTGCTACATCTAAAACTAAATCAGCACTAGCTTTAGCTACTAATCCTCTTACAGTATGAATGATTCTGTTTTGCATATCTGTAGCCCAAAATCTACCTATAACTTCATCACGAAACACTTTAGCTGGATCACTATCACGATTTAGTTTATTTGCTAAATGATTAAACTCATAATTTTTGCTAATCATAGAGATAACTGCGAATTGATTCGCCCAGCTTATCTTAGTTGTTGGAGCATAGTTATCGCTCTCATCCATCGGTGTTGGTTCTTCAAAGTTTGGTTCTTCTACATAAGGCATCTCAAATCTACTACCAAAACCTGTAGCATTGATGATTTTTTTTATCTCCTGAGATTCCACCAATAACCCACTATTTAAAATATTTTTTAAAAGTGGTGCTTCTAAGAACATATCGCTCGTCCATAGTTCAGCTTGAAAAATATCCTCTAATTGTACTCTTGCCATCTACATTATCCTCTTTGATTTAATAATTGTTGAGTAAAGCTATCTTTAGCATACCCCTCGTTTGTGTTGTTGTCTGTTCCACTTCCACTATTACCTTGTGGTTTCAATAGATGTGGTTTTGCTTCAAAGAAACCTTTTACACCATCTTCTAAACTTTTACCATCACCAAAGATAACTCCATCATCTTTAATATCAAGAGATTGTTTTAAAGATAAAGTAATAAGTTCCTTATCTATCATCTCATAACCATCTAAGGCACTATTTAAGGCATTTTCTAGTTTTAGATTTTTAGTAGTTGCCTCTAAGCTGTTTAGTTGAGATACTAATTCATCTTTAGTTTTTCTCTCTTTTTCCAACTCTTTAACTAACTCTTTTTTACCCTCATCTTTAGCATTTGCTATCTTTTCATCTAAACTAGCTAATTGCTCTTCTAAATTTGTTTTAGAACTGCTAACCTCGTTAAATGTAGTTTCTAACTCTTTATACTTTACTCTCCAACTAGCACTTTCATCTCTTAAAGATTTTAGTTCTGTTTGAATTTCAGTATCTAGCAGATTTGCCACCTCTTGGCTTATAGACTTGTTTTCAAGTAACTCTTTTACTTTTTTGAACATATTAAAATCCTCTTGATTAAAATTTCTTTATTGTATTGAAAAAGTTTTGGCTATTTTGTCAAAAAAGAGAGAAATTTTTATATACAATAAATAAAAAGGTAAATGATGATTTATAATGATGTATTTTTAGAAAATAGTCTTGAAGATGATAAGCTAGAAGAGTTTAAACAAAATGCTACCGATGAAGTAAATAAGCTTGAGATAGTAGATACCTTTTTGTTTGACAATCTTGTAAGATGTAGATTCTATATGCTACTCTCAAATCTAAGAGCTGAAACAGAAGAGGCTAAACTTAAGTACAGTATCTATGAAAAAGAGTTTAAAAGATACCTAGAGTTAAGCACTTCAAAGAAAGTTAAAAGTGTTAAATCTGTTAAATTATTTAGGGGTTGAAAATGACCAATATTTTTCCAATACTTCAAGATATAAAAGAAACATTATCAAAAATAGAGGGTATTAAATCACTTCGTATTGGTTTAGAGAAAGGTGCTGATAGTGCTATAAATACCCCTCTTATAAGATTGGTGGTTGAAAAAGTAGAATCTAAAGGTGCTTATGAAAGTTTAATCTTTCAAGTAATTTTAGCATTCGATACTAAGAATGACTACGAAGAACTTTATGAAAAGTTTTACAACAAAGAGTATGAGGTTAAAGAGTTACTTATAAGTTCTTTACCTCACGAAATTAGCTACTTAGGTAGCATAAGCGATGAAGATAGGCTCAACTCAATTAAAGCAGGGATTCTTAGATTTAGAATTGATGGATTGTATCGTGATTAGCATAAATGGGGTTAATTCAACTTTAGAAAGACTTCATCAACTAGATGATTCTTTACAGAACCAACTTGTTAAAGATATTACTCATGAAGTTTTTGATGAAGTTAAAAGAGGAGCTTCAAGACACTTCAAAACGGGAGTAATGGAAGATAATATTGAGATGAGAGTTAGAAATGGTGCTGGTGTAGTCTGGATAGACGACAAAAATATGCTTGTACCATGGAGAGGTAGAAACATTAACTATGCTTCATTTGTACTGTTTGGAACTCGCCCCCATAAAATAGAAGCTAAAAATAAAAAGGCTCTAAAATGGGCTGGACTTAGTGGGTTTGTAAAGAGTGTAAATCATCCAGGTTATAGAGGCGATAACTTTCTAAAAGATAGTGCCGATAGAGTTTTTAATAATTTAGACAATATTTTAAGTGAGATAATATGAAGATAATAAAAAAGATTTGGCAGAGTGCTATTGTATCTTATGAGGGAAGCAAAGGATTCTATAATGGTGACTTTTTAGTTAAACACCCTAGAGAAGATGAAGATAAATACAACAATCGTAAAGATATAGCATACTATACAAATATTTTTAAACCTAAAGTAAATCGTTATGTTGGCTACTTGTATAAAAAAACTCCAGTTAGAACATCATCAAATCAATTTATAAAAAAAATACTTGATGATGTAGATAATGGTGGTAATAGCATAGATATATTTATGTCAAATTTTGCTACTAACTCTAAAGTTAGAGGTGTTGGGCTTTGTCTTGTAGATATGAGCAGGGAACTGCCATCTAACTTAAAAGAACAACTAGATAACAGAGTATTGCCCTATCTTGTTTACATTGAACCTGAAAGAGTTGTTAAATTTAAACTAGATAAATATAAAAAGTTTGAGTTTGTAGAGTACAGTGATTCTATGTTAGTAGATGATAAAGTTGTAGATATAACAAGATACTATGACACTATGAAGTGGGAAGTTAAACAAGAGGATAAGATACTTGAAAGTGGTGAGCATAATTTAGGTATTTGTCCTCTTGTCTATTTTAGTGAGGATGGGGAGTTCTTAAGTTATGGTGAGTTCTCACAAGCTAGTGGCATACTAAAAAGACATTACAATCTACAAAGTGAATTAGATGAGATACTAAGATACCAAACATTTCCTATACTTACTTTACAGGGCGATGTTGATACTCTTGATACAGGTGTAAACAATGCTCTAGTTTATGATGAAACTGCTCAACGACCTGAGTTCATAAGCCCACAATCACAACCTGCACAACTAATACAATCAAGACTTAAAGAGTTAGAAGATTATATATCTACCATTTGTTATGACTTAAATACTGCTAGTGGTGTTGAGAGTGGCATAGCACTGGACCTAAAGTTTCAAGGTTTAAACTCTTCACTTAGCAAATTTTCTTTAAGACTTGAAGATTTTGAAAGGAAAGTGTTTGATGTGGTTTGTAAGTATTTAAGCATTAATAATGACATAGAGATAAACTATGCTAAAGATTTTTCTATCATAGATGTTACTAAAGAGATAGAGATTTTTAGTGCTATGAATGAACTTGTAGATTCCCCTACATATTTCCAACAAAAAGCACTTCAAATAATAAATAATGATTTAACAAATATAGAGATAGATACTTTTGATGCTATTCGTAGTGAGTTGGAAGATGTGGGTAAGGTGACTAAGGGTAAGGATGAGTAGCTTTTAGGCTACTCTATTATGCAACTAAAATATCTTTTAAGTTTTCTACTGGTTTTAAACTCGCCATAATCTCTTCAGCTCTCTCTTTTGTAACTTCATATTTTTTAGGATTTGCTCTTATTTTATCTTTTTGCTTTGCTTCTTCATTGATGGCATACAAATCTAATTCTAATTTTTTTTCATCACTCATTTTACTTCCTCTAAAGTAATAAAGATATTACCTTGTTTATCTGCTTTAAAT